AACAACTGGTCTTGTTGGTTAATAGGTGATATTTGGGTAATTATACTTTGTGCCATTATTGTGTTACTAATGTTGCTTTATCGGTTCCTGCTCTTCTTCCTCCTGTACCTCCACCACTACTTCCTCCTGATGTTCCTCCTGATACTGTGGTGGTTGGAGGGGTTAGGTAGGTTTGGTTATTTTGTGGTTTAACAGTAGTAGTTGCTCCTAGTTGGTTTAAATTAGCATTTGATTCTTCGGTAGGATTTATAGCTTCAGTTTGAACGATAACTATTTGGCGTTGTAAATCCAAATTTTCTTGTCTTAATTGAGTAATTTCCTCTAATAGTGCTTGTACTTCCTCACTTACAGCATTTTCATCAATATAATTCCCACTTTTATTTACTAGATATTGGTGAGAATTAATTTCACCTAATTTAGGTATTTGAAAAAATAAATTTTCATATGCTTGAAAAAATTGATTTACATCAATAGTTAAAGCAACCGAGGAAGTAGGAGTAGGAGAGAACTGAGTAAATTGATTATCTACTATTTGCCCAAATTGAGATTTGTTGTAAGAGGTTTTATTTATGGTTACCTTTTCACTCATTATCCGTTAATTACTTTAAAATAATAACTATCATCAGAAATTATAGTTTGTCCGTCAATTACAGTTTTAATTAAAAACTTATAATATCTTTCAGGCTCTAACCCATTCATATAAATTGTAAAGTAATTACTAGTTGAATCGGCACTAATTTTAGTGTAAGTAGTATCAAAATCTACTACAAATTCATTAGTATCTAGATCTTTAATAGCATAATATGATGCTGTAGGTAAGAAATAGTTTGTTGTGTATATAGAAGATGTTGAGTAAGTACGTGTTGGATATTTTGGGCGAGTATTTACTCTAATTTTAGATATACTACCCTCATGAAAATACCCAGAATTATTAGGTAATGTTAATTTAAAATCAGAAGTAGTTACTATACTTGATGTAAGTGAACCAGTTAATACAGTTGTAAAGTCATTCCATTTAAACTCTAAACAAGGAGGATAAATAGTATGAGTATCAATTGAAAAATATTTTAAATCAAATGCATCCTCAGATGAAAATTCAAGTGCATCATCTTTTTTAATAATAAATCCATTATTAATAATAGTTCCACTAACAAATAAATTTACAGTATCAGTTACATTTAAATTAATATCTTTAGATGTAATATAACTAAATGATTGAGTGGCAAAAACATCATTATACCAAGTACCACCTCCAGGCTGTAATGGAGGGTAAGATGCTGTTACGTTATTATCAAAAGAAGATAATGACCAAGCTGATGAGCCCGATGCTGTTCTATATTTCCAACTTACCCCGTCTATAGCCTCAGGACTGTCCTGATAATGTCCTGTTCCCATATTCCATGATCCTGAAATTGGGTAGCAATATAAATCATAATTTAGAGGAATATTAGAGGCGCGTGCTAAAAATAGTCTTAAATTAGATTGCCATGCTGATCCTGATATTTTATTAGATATAATATCTGTAATTTCATCTTGGTTAAATTGAATTACAGGGCGGCTAGCGTATGTTACTTGATTATTATATGTGGTTGAAAGTTCTAATATTTCATCCAATCCCGTATTTTCAGAAGGGGATATTGAGTACAAAGTAGCATCCTTTTCAGGAAAAATTTTATAAACAGCCATTTGTTATAAATATTAAAGTTAAAAAGATACTACTCTTCCTTGAATATCGCTATTAGGATATTTTATTTCAAATATAGAAGGGTCTAAAGACGGATAAACAGTACCATTTTGGTTAGCTCCATCAATATCATAGGCATATTGTGAATATCCATTGATAATACCCGATTTATTTACTATTTGAATATCTTTAATAGTTTGTACTCCTTGTACTTTACTCAATTCAATGTATAGATCTTTTAATACAATAGGTTGATTAATTGACCAATTATCAGTATTAAAGTATGCTTTTAAAGCATTAACACAATTTATTAGTACCTCATTACTATTAAAATTAGGTAAAGCAATAATATCAAAGTTAACTCCAATATTAATTACATAAGCATCTCTAATACGAACAGAATCATTTATAATTCTATATTCGTATAAGTATGTTTTTAAATTATTTTTAACAGTACTAGAAACCGTAGTTAATGTATTATCAGCATTATATCCTAAAACATATAAATCAAGTACTGCGGGTGTTTCACCTACTTGAATATTTTCAATTTTAACGGCCTCAGCATATGCTTTAGCAATTGATCCATAAGTAGAAGGCATAGATAATGCTCTTACTAAATAATCAGCTTGAGTTACGTTACGTAATTGAGCTTGAAAGGTAACTAAAGAATTTTGTCTAATTTCCTCTAAAGTATCGCCATCTGCTCCTCCAGAAGCTGCTTCAGAGTTATTTACAGCAATGGTTCCAAATATATAGTTTGATGTAGTAGTATTTAAATTGTTGTTAATAAATGTAGCGTTATTTGCGTTTATTAACGTAGTTAATACATTTGAATCAACATTTGACGTCACCCCGCCACCTACTAAATACCTTACAGTTAACGTGGTATTTGCGGGAGAAATACCATAAGTATCTGTTTGTAAAAAGTTTGTAGGATCAAAAGCAGTAAATAATTTACTTTGCTTATAAGGTAAACCTAAACCTACATTATCGGAATTAGGTACTATAACTTCATCAACATCTGATGTTGTTCCTGATCCAAATTGAAGTTGTAAATTACCTGTTGATGTGAAACGAGTAACAAATCTTCTTGGTGTTTTTCTTAATCTTAATAAGTAAGGGGCATCTGTATCTTGGTAAGTATTAGGATCATTAGTATTAGTATTCTTAATACTTTCATAAACCATTTCTTGACCTAAATATGGAACTTCATACCAAATATTACCATCAGAATCAGTAATATCTAAAATTTGTAATATATTATCCTCAGTTAAATTAACTGTTTGGAATGATTCAGGAGCACCAAAAGTAAAAGTTGTTGACTTTACTTGAGCCGATATAGCTTGTCTTGTCTTTTTTAATAAGAAATACTGAGGGTTACCTCCTGAGGTTTGGTATACTGTTAATTCTGTAGGATCTACAGAACTAGAAACAGCAAAATTAATGTTATCTTGTATAAGATAATATATGTTATTATTATTTGATGTTCCTATTTGAGTATTTTCGGCAAATTGTAAACAGTAACTATAATCAGGAACATATACTGATCCACTTAAAATTGATGGTAATTGTTGGTATACATCAATATTAGTTGTAGCTGCTTTAGTTACTTTAGGTCTATAACCTAACATATAAGCAAGAGTATATATATTTTCAGATTGGCGAGCGTACTGAATGAATGTTTCTTGTATTTGATTATCTAAATAGAAAGATAAAACATCACCTACATAAGATGCCATTTCCATAAACATCATTCCAGGGGATGCTGGGCTGAAGTCATTGTATGTATTTGGAAAGTAGGTTTTAGAGTAATCAATCAATAAGTTTTTTAACCCTTGAAAGTCCCTATTAAAATATTTTATATCTCTATTATTAGCCATTATTTAAATTTATTTGTAGATTATCTGTAATACCCGTGTTTACTATAGAATAATTAATATCTACAAAAACAGTATTATAATCATAACTAGGGGTAACTTGGACATTTGCTTTAACATTAGGAAAATATTTAATAATATCCTCTTCTATTTTAGCTGCTATATCGTCTGTGGTACCGTCTATAATTTGCTCAAAAATGTAATTTCTAATTCCTGCTCCAAAAGTAGGATTAAAAGGTCGTTCTCCAGGATTAGTTAGTAAATAATTAATTAGATTATTTCTAATTGAGTCTTTAGTTATAAAAGTAGATGAAAATACACCAGGTGCATTAAAAGGTAAAGCCACCCCCACGGCTTTGCGTGGATTTTGATCTATGGGGAATATCTTTTTTGCACCAAATGCCATTATTTAGTGTTTATTAATCCCATGATTTGATCTAAACCTAATTCACCGGGGTGAAGTGTACCTTCAATACCGGCAGATACCCCACTAGGTACGTAGGTATTAGTAGGAGTATAAGAAGTATTCATAGAAATTTCTTCTTTTCCAGGTTTAAAATCACTCATCATTTGAGAATAAAGTGATCTAGCTTGAGTAGCTTGAGATGTTGGAGTTGAGGGAATAGATGATTCGGTTACTGTTCCAAAACTTGTTCCAACGGGAACTACTTTAGGTGCACGAACGGCCTCCAAAAGAATATCCTTTAATTCCTCTTGAATTGCCTCTCTTACGGCGTCCTTAATAATTTTTTTAAAATCTGTTGGTTTCATTGTTTATTATAAATATTTGTTAATCTGCTTTTAAATTATCTCTATCAATTATTAGTTTTAATTCATCAATTAATACTTGGTTATCTAGAGTAAATGATAATTGAGTTTCAATTAATTTAATTCCACTTTTATTTATACCTAAAGCTCGTTTACGTGTTAGGGTATTGTTAAAAGGAACTTCCTCTATCATAAATGTAAATCCTTTATAAGTAGAGTCATTATTATCGGTATTTAATTGTACTGTTACACTAGTTAATGAATCCGATATTTTCAATAAATTAGCATTAGGATCACATAGTAATATAATTATATCTAATACACTTAATAAATTAACTGCTGTTTTAATATATCCGCTAGTAATAGTTAAAGGCATAGCGGCTGAGTCGAAAATTGCTTTTAATTTAGATAACTTAGGAGATCCATCAGTTGTATATAAAGTTGATAATTTAGTTGCTAATAAATCGTTTAACGTTGAGGTAATAATACCAGGTATACCGGGTGGCGCTGGAATGAACTTAGCGGCTAATGATGTTGCTTTACTAGCAATATCTAAAGTTTCAATTAATGTTAAACTAACATTATACGCGGATAATTGAGCGTTTAATGATGAATTAAATGAATCTAAACGATTTCCTATTCCATTTAAACTATTAGTTACCCTATTACGTAAAATAATAATTTGGTCTAATTTTTCTTTAGGAGGACATTTATCTAATAAAACTTTAGGATCTACGGTTCCGTTTAAAATATCTTGAAGAAATTTGGGGTCTGTTCCTAATCTATCAGCATTCTTTAATCCTAAATCTTTTATATATGAAAGGATTTGGGGTTGATATTGGTTAAATATTTGTAATCCTAATTTCAATATTAATTGCCCAAATTTAGCTGATCCTTTAGCCTTTTGGTTTTCGGGTACAGACTGCTCAACAACTTTTAAATTTTGCTGTTCTCTAGCTAGCTCAGTATTTTCTTTATTACGCTGAGCTGCTTTCTCTTGTCTGCGTTTTTTTACCTGGTTTAAATCTTCAGCCATTATACAGTATAAATATCGTCCGACAATATGTTAGAGGTATTGACTTTACCTAAAGCATTTTTTAAAGTTTCAGCAGCCGATACAATAGCGGCTAATTGTGTTCCCGAAGGTTGAGAAATTTGAGCCGAACATATAGAGGCAAAAGTATTCAATGCGGTAATTAAAGTATCTAATTGGGCTTTTAAAGTATTACCTAATACAACCTGTTCAGTAGCATCTTTACTACCTAAATATACTTTAGATGACTCTAATATAACATTACCCGGAGTATCTAAATTTATAGATTCATACGCATTTAAATTAATAGATTTATTAGAGCTAAGTAAGATATGATCATCATCCGTGGCAAATAATAACCTTCCAGATTTTAATATAACCTGAGGTTTGTTGTATTGAGAGGGTGATGTAGGAGGAGTTGAGTAACTATCATATGATGTTCTAGTAACTCCTTCTAATTCAGGTAATTTTTGTGTTGTAGTAAGGTATATAGATGATGGATCACGGTTAATATTTTCCTCTATAGGTAAAAATCCAACAGATCCAGCATTAGTAGGTTGCCCGTTACGTATTATTGTAATGGGGTCGCCATTTATACCATCTTTAGACCAATTATTATAAAAAGAACCACTTATAACGGTTGAACCAAATCTAAGTGAATTTCCAAATCTACCCTCAAATATAACATCACCTTCATATTTAGTTAAAGGTTTAATGTTTGACTTTTCAGTAAATGTATTTCCAAGATTAA